TTCAGTAATGACCCAACAACTTTGATGAGATGCTTTATCAGAGATAACAAATTGTATGTTGATTATGAAGCTTATGGTGTTGGTGTTGAGATGGATGAAATTCCTGTACTGTTCAGAAATTCAGTTCCAACAGCAGATAAGTGGATGATAAAGGCAGACAACAGCAGACCGGAAACAATTTCTTATTTAAGAAAACAGCACGGATTAAATGTGACGCCGGCAAAGAAATGGAGTGGAAGTGTTGAGGATGGTATTGCTTATATGAAGAAGTTTGAGGAGATAATCATCCATCCAAGATGCAAACATTTAATAGAGGAAATGAAATCTTATTCTTATAAGCAGGATGCTAAGACTGGCGAAGTATTACCAATTATCATAGATAAAAACAATCATTGTATTGATGCATTACGATATGGATTAGATGGATACATTCATGGCAAGACAAGTTTTTCAGATTTCGTATGGGGGAGGAAATAATAAATGCTATCGAAAGACGTAGCGATAGTTAATGGAATGGTAAGAACAATGGATTCAAATTCTACAGGAACAGCAGAAGAGCAGGAAAGATTAAAATCATTACAGCGCCAATTAGCAACATCAAAAAGAACCGGTGGCGATAGAGAATATGAAAAAGAATTAGAAGCAGAGATTGAAGAATTGATTGCAAAAATAAACAGGGAGACTCAACGATAATGTTGGCTCAAGACACGATAATAAAAAATGGAATGGTAAGAACAAAAGACTCCATTATGGAATGCCCTCATTGTAAGTCAACATTCCAGAAAGACCATGTAAGGACGAGAATGAGGAAATGGGGAAAAGATAGTTTTTACTCCACCAAACATTGTCCTAATTGTGACAAACGAATTTTATTAAGAGACGACAATCCTGATATTGAATCTGTAAATACAAGATTGTCTAAGTTAAGAACATATTGTAACTACTGTAAGATGAATGGTCAGTTTGATGAGTATCGTGATGTAATGAGTGAGATATTAGAATTACAAAAACAAATTGAAGACATGAGGAATGGTGAGATGAATACGAAAGTGAAAGATCGAAACATAGAGATTAACCAAGGACTAGAATATACTATTGAAGAAAAAGATAAAATATTAGAAAAATTTGGTGGCAAAGTTCATTTTATTTATTCTGGTGGTGGTTATTTTCGTATAGATAAGCTGGATGATAGTATTAAAGGAAAACTGATGTTCCTCTCCCAACGAAGCAGCGACTCCAAAAAACTTATGAAAGATGCAGCATTAGTTGCTTTGAAGAAACTTGGTCAAGTAAAGAAGCAGATAAAGAGCAAGGACGGCTTAACAAGCGAGGATAAAAGGCAAATTCAAGAAAGTATTCGTAAGTTGGAAAGTAAACGTAAAGAAGCAATCAAAGCAGGAAAAGAAAATTATCTTAACTCTGAAATTGCAAGACTTAAAAAAGCATTAGAAGAACCGACTGATTATTTTCTACGGGACACATCACCTGATTTGAAATCCAAGATTACCGCTTTCTTCAAAGCTAATCCTAATCCTGATGATGATAAAGTTCATGCTTTTGCAGAACAGAATGGTATTAATCCGCATGAATTAGAAGAAGAGATTTATAAACTGGTAACTGAGCATGTTGGGATGGTGAAGGATAAGAAAACAAAAGATGATTTTCCAGTCGGCGCTAAAGTTAAATACGTGGGAAAATATGCTGACCCCGCATTAACAAATGCTAGGGCAACTATTGTCGGTGCAGGAAATGATAAGGGAGTTGGTGGCGGAAATATGGTTAGGATAAGGTTTGACAATGGAAGAGAAGCCATTGTTCCTTACATGGATGTTGAGCACACGAACGATTCCAAGAAAACAAAAGATGATATTCCTTCTCCAAAAGACACTTATAATAAAATAAGAAATTTTGATAAAATTGCTTTGCAGGGCTTTGCAAGGAGAATTGGTTATCCTGAATTAAGCGATTTAAAAAAGATGGATACTTCATCTATTATTGCAGAATTAATTTCCTTCTTACATGGAGAAAAAGGAGATCAGTTTTTAGAAAATCCAAATAACTTTAAAGACTCCAAACCTACAACCAAAGATTGGTTAGATCCTCAAGCAAAACCTTTATCTGATAAAGTCGTAATAAAGATGAAAGAAATTTATAAAAGAACAAAGGAAGATAACATTTATGATTTATTTAGTGATGCAACACAAGCTTTAGGGATAAGTGGGAAGATTAAAGAAGACGTACGTATATTGACTTTGCAAGGAGCGAATTACAGACATACAGAACAGTTTGTTTTTACGGATTCCAAACCCACAGCCAAAGACAGAATGCTCAAAGGACTTGATTCATTAAAGAGAAGAGTAGTTGAAAGTATTATCAGAAATAATCCGTCTTTTGATTCTAAGAAAACGAAAGATAAAATTTCAGTATATAAATATAAAGGATTTACTTATGAATACGACAATGAAAATAGTAATAAAGTATCTTTTATAAAAACTCCTAGTGGTAAAGTGATTAAAGAATATGCTCCAAATGCTATGCCCACAATAACAGGAGTAAATGGGAAAATTGATGCTTATATTAAACAGGTAGCACATGATAAGAAAACAAAAGATGCTAGTCCAGCAGATAAGATAAAAGATCTGCTTCAAAATGGTTATTCTTTGAAAGATGCAATACTGAAAACGGAAAAATCAATTGGAAGACAGTTGAATGCTTTTGAAGCTGCAGAAGCAGTGGCAGTATCCAAGAAGATGGGGAAGACAAAAGATGAAGAGGAAGGATTATATTATTATAAGCAATGGCAAGTATATGGTAAAGATGGTAAGTGGACTGCTACAAGACGATTTCTTGGCAAAACAGGCTCCCCTGGTAGAGGGGAAGTAAAAATAACTGCAAAATCATTTGAAGAAGCAAAAAGTAAAATTGATGATTATATTAGACAAGTAGGACATGACAAGAAAACAAAAGATGCCGATATGAAATTTTACGTCGAAAAAGAAGGTGCAAATTACAATGGGTATGTTTTAGGTGTCTCAGGAGATTATCCACAATATATTATGAAAAAACATGGAGTCTCTTTAGAAGATATTATAGCATATGCAAAAAGTAATGGCTTAACAATTACAGATTTAAAAGTGAGGGATTCTAAAATAAAAGACCAACGAAACAACTATAAAATATTAGGAGAAGGTTCCTCTCCAGATAATGCAAAATATTGGATAGTAGAAGGGAATACAAGAAGGAAAGTTGCTGGCCCTTATAAAGATATAGAAAGCGCAGAAAAAGAATTGAAAGCTAATTGGAATAACGAGTAAATATTTATGTTACTATCAGAATTAAATGTAAGTGCAAGTCTGGTGGAAAAGGGGTAGATGAAAGAGGTTGGCGTTTTGATATAAGAATAGGAGATGAATGCCCCGTTGTTGGGCAAAGTAAATTTACTTGTTCTAACTATAAGGTTAAGGAGTAAATAAAATGTTAAGTAAAGATACTACAATTATAAATGGAATGGTAAGAACAAAAGATTCTAAAAGCACTAAAGATGGTAATGGAGAACAGGCCTTAGATAAATGCAGACATTCTTTATTTCCTGTTGCAAATGAGTTGGCTTTGATCGCTTCCAGTTCTATATATGAAGATAGAATTAGAAAAGCAGCGAAGCAAGCTGAGCAACTGGTAGATGAAGCAAGACATGTATTGTTTGATGCTATATAGGAAATAAATTATGTTATTCTCAGAAGTAAGTGTAAGCAATGGTCAGGTGACTAAGAAAGGTGAGAATATAACCAGACTCACGTATCAAGGTCTACCTATTACAATTGAAAATGATGAAGGAAGCATAAGGAGATGGAAGAACAATGAAGGCGAAACCGGAAAGACAACAATGTTCTACCGATATGGCTACATTGAAGGAACTGTGGGTGTTGACGGTGAAGAGATTGATTGCTTTGTCGGCCACAATCCTTATGCTCCTAACGTATATGTTATTCGACTGGGCAAAGACGATAGGGAAGAAAAAATAATGCTGGGATTCGATAATAAAGAAGCAGCAAGAGATGCATTCTTAGCTCATTACCAAGATCAGAATTATCTTGGTGAAATGACAGAAATGCCGATGTATTTATTTCGTTCAACATTAGGATTATAGTATTATGGGAATTGCAAAAGGAACAAAATTTTCAGAAGAACATAAAAGAAAAATTTCCTTGGCTAATAAAGGAAAAATTTCTTCTATGAATGGAAAGAGACATTCTAAAGAGACAAGAAGAAAAATTTCTCTTTCGATGGGCGGCTCAGGAGAAGTTTGTGATTTAACTTCTTGTTTGTGTAAATGTGGTTGTGGAATGATAACCAACCCAGGGAGAATTTATATTGTTGGACATACTGCTAAAGGAAGAATTATGACCGATGAGCAAAGAAAAACTCTTTCTCTAGCTAGAAAAGGTAAAGCGGCAAGAGGTGTAGGCTGGCATCATTCAGACGAAACAAAAGACAAATTAAAAATAAAATCATCAGGTCGTAAATTGTCTGAGGAAGCGAGAAAAAAAATATCAGAGGGAAATAAAGGAAAGATTATTTCTGCAGAGCATAAAAGAATATTATCTGAAGTTAATTCTGGATCTAACAATAAAGCTTGGAGAGGTGGAATTTCTAAAGAGCCCTATACTCAAAATTGGACCAATAAATTAAAAGAAATGATTAGATTAAGAGATAGTTTTAGATGTCAATTGTGTTTAACTCCTCAGCAAGAGTTACATAGAAAACTGCACATTCACCATATAGATTATAATAAGAAGAATTGCACTGAAGAAAACCTTATTTCTCTATGCATGTCCTGTCATACAAAAACAGGATTTAATAGAGAACAGTGGCAATCAGTGTTTGCAATTCAATAAACTGGAGTTCAGATAAATGGCAACAGTAATAAAGAGAAGAGCAAAATTCTCAGATTCATTTACTAATGCAACATACAAGCTTGGATTAGGAACTGAAAATCCTCTTTCCCACGCTACTTACTCATTAAATAATTTGTTGAGCAGAGACAGAACAACTCTTGAAGCTGGTTACAGAAGTTCATGGTTGATTGGTCAGGCAGTTGATACAGTAGCGGAAGATATGACCAAGATGGGAATTGATATGTTCTCAAAAATGTCTCCTGATGACATTAAGAAATTACAAGTTTGTATTAATGATTATTCTGTTTGGGAATCATTTTGTCAAATAATTAAATGGGCAAGACTATATGGTGGTGCTTTAGGAGTTATCATTATTGATGGAGCTGATTACAGCAAACCTATGAACCTTGAAGCTATTGGAAAAGACACATTCAAAGGAATATTAGTTCTCGATAGATGGATGTGTGAGCCTGTATTAACAGAATTAATAGAAGAGTTTGGAAAAGATTTCGCCAAGCCTAAATATTACAGGATTCATTCTTCAGTTGCTAATTTGAAACTTCCTAATCAGCAAATACATTATTCAAGAATAATGAGATTTGATGGCGTTTCGCTTCCATTCTACCAGAGGATATATGAAAACCATTGGGGATTGTCAGTTGTTGAAAGAATATATGACAGATTGATTTCTTATGATTCAGCAACTTTGGGTGCTTCTCAATTGATGTATAAGTCCTTTTTAAGAGTTGTAGGAATTAATGGATTGAGAGAAGCTTTAGCGATGGGTGGTAAAGAAGAATCAGCTATTATTAAAATGTTTGAAATGATTCGTCAGTATCAGTCCAACGAAGGAATAACTTTATTGGATAAAGACGACAGCTTTAGTGTTCAATCAAATACATTTGGTGGGGCTGCTGATTTGTTAAGACAATTCAGTGAACAGATATCAGGAGCAACAGGAATCCCATTAGTTAGATTGTTTGGCCAATCTCCCTCAGGATTCAGCACTGGTGATGCTGACTTAAGAAATTATTATGATAACATCAACAGAGAGCAGGAGAATAAATTACGTCCACATCTTACAAAGTTGCTTGAGATAATTTGCAAGTCGAAACTAGGGAAAGCTTTGCCTGAAGATTTTGAATATAAATTTGTTTCATTATGGCAGATGAGTGATAAAGAAAAATCTGAAATAGCATCCTCAGACATCACGACAATCAATGCAGCTTTTCAAGGTGGTTTAGTTTCAAAAGAAATTGCCACAAAAGAATTATTACAATTGTCTAGAACAACAGGAAGATTCACCAATATCACTGAAGAGGATATTGAAAAGGCAAAGGAAGAAGATGCAAATCAACCTCCTCCTGGAATGACCCCTGAAGAGTTTCCAGAGGGAACAGCTGGTGCTGAACAAAACGAAGGAATAGACTTGACGACAAAAGCACCAGAGGAATATCAAGAACAATCCATAGAATCTCCATTAAAGGGGAGAGAAGAATCAATAAATGCAAGAGAACAAGAGACTCAGAGAGATGAAATTGAGGAACCCGATGTGTCAAAATCTTTTGGTCCTATAAAACCACTGAAGGAAGTTGTGTCTCCGAATATATTAAAAAATAACTCTATTATTGCAAATGTAAGAAATTCTTTAAAAGAAAGATTTACAGAAGCAGCAAAAGCCGTTTATCAGAAGTTCTTTAGCAAGGACAAGGGTAATTTTAAAGAATCTGAACATCCGAGAGCAAAGAGTGGGAAACATGCTGGTGAGTTTATAAAGAAAGGAAGTGGTGGCTCCTCTTCAGCAAAAGAAGTAAAAACAGAAAAGAAAGAGCCAAAACAAAAGAAACCTTATCAGCCTCCAGAGAAAATAATTCCTGTACGGAAGAAGAGCAAGAAGACACAAAATTTCTCTGATACGAAAAGAGATGCAGAAGGTAAATTACGCCTAGCCAATGGTAAGTCTTTACCAGAGCATTTATCTCATATACCAATTCCTCCTGCATGGCAGAATGTAATTGTGAATCCTGATCCGGACGGAGAGTTATTGGCTGTTGGTTATGTGTGGAAAGCTAATGGGGGAATAGCTCGCCAATCCATCTACAGCAAAGGACATAATGAGAAAGCCTTAAAAGAACAAATTAAAATGGTCGATAATTTGAATAAACAATATGGTAAAATAACAAACCAAATAAACAACAGCTTGAAAAATGGTGACTTACTTGAAAAGGAAAATGCCTTTATCATAAAGCTAGTTGACCATACTAGCATAAGGATTGGAAGCAGTGAAGAGGCATTAGGAGCAAAGAAAGCTTATGGAGCTTCTACACTTGAAGCAAGACACATCGTTCCGCAGAGTGATGGAACAGTTATGCTAGAGTTTGTCGGTAAGAAGGGAGTAGATAATAAATTCCCAGTTACTGATAAAAAATTAGTTTCCACTTTATTAAAGTTAAAAAAAGGAATAGATCCAAATACAAGAATATTCAAAACAGATTATAGTAATGTTCTGAATTATATGAAGAGTCTTGATGGCGGCGAATTTACAATTAAAGATTTGAGAACAAAATTTGCTTGTGATAGAGCGATAGAGAAAATAAACTCTATGCCTGCTCCAACAACTCCGAAGGAATACAAGAAAGCTATTAAAGAGGTGGGAGTTTATGTTTCTGGTTTCCTCAACAATACCCCGAGTATGGCTTTGAAAGCATATATAATGCCAAATGTTTTTGATAAATGGAAGAAGAAAGCAGGAGTAAAGGAGTAAATAATGGCAGACGAAGAATTCGATTGGCGCAAAGCTAGAAAAGAAAGAAAAGAAATCGAAGAAGAAGACAACGAAGATGATCCTGATGAAGAGCCTGCAACAGATGCGGTTATCGAGGCTTTAGGTGTAAATCCAGATGAGTTATTTGCTGAGGAAGAAGATGCCAACAAAGAATAGAATCATAAATTATACTCTCACCAAACGTATTGAACAACAATACGGTAGAGATTTATATAATGTCAGCAGTGAAGTTGACAGAATGGTAAATTCTTTTATCAGAAGAATAGACACCAGTAAGGAAAGAATTGAAATTGAAGATGTTAGTGATTTGATAGAAAAGCTGCAGGAGTATTCTGAAAAAATTCAGGATTGGGCATCAAGAACAGCAAACAAAATGATTTATAGCTTGGAAAGTCAGGACTTGAAGCAATGGGAGCAGCATTCAAAGAAAATGTCTGTGTTAATGAAGCAGCAATTGAAACAAGCAGACATTAAAAGAATTATGAATCAGTATATGAATGACAATGTAAGATTAATAAAATCTCTTCCATTAAATGCTGCCCAAAGAGTACATAAACTGGTTACTGAAAATCTGGTTACTGGTAAAAGAGCTTCATCAGTAGCGAAAGAAATTATGAAGACTGGTCAAGTGACGCAGGCAAGAGCAAATTTGATTGCAAGAACAGAAACAAGCAGAGCAGTAACAGGATTGGTTATGGCGAGAGCTGAATCGATTGGTCTTGATTGGTTTGTATGGAAATCAACAGGAGGACTTGCTGGTGATGGAAGGACAAGAAAGGCTCATCGTAAAATGGAAGGTGTTGTAATGAAATGGGATACACCTCCTAATCCCGAAGCGTTGTTTCCAGAACCAAAAGTAAAAGCTTATGGAAATTATCTTCCAGGAGCAACATTCAATTGTAGATGCTGGGCGATGCCATTGATTCGTTTAGATGATATTTCATGGCCGGCAAGAGTATTTACCGGTGGCAGAATAGAGAAAATGAATAAACAACAGTTTATGAAAATAGCAAATCAAGAATTTTATAAACAAGCAGCATAATAGGAGGAGAAAATGTTACTGCAAGATATTAAAGATATTAAGAATGGGAGAATAATTTCAGGACAAAGAGAATTGACTTTGGATGCAGATTATAAAAATTATTATGATGTAGGAAGAGATGTGGGATTATCTGGGCGACAACTTGATAATTATGTAAACTATATGAGAGAAAGATGGCCAAATAAAGAAAACAGTCCTGCAGAATTGGAAGGTTATTGTAAAGAATGGGCAAGAAGATTTTTAAAAGGAGACGCATGGAAATTATCTGATTTAAGTGGTCAAAGAATTCTTGAAAGAATGGGCATTACTGACTCCAAAACAAAAGATGATAGTGAAAAGTTTTTGACTTATGATGGAGGAATGGATTGGAATTGGTCGGAAAAAATGATGACTATTAAGCATATTGCTAAACGTAATGGAAAAGACATATCAAACGAAACTGCTGAAAAAATATTGAATAAACTTCGAGAAGCAAATGATTATTCTATTTATAAAATAAAATATGAACTTCAACAAATATTTAAAAACTCCAAATCCACTAAAGACCAGATAGCAGAACTTGAATCTCAGAAAGAGGAAGCAAAGAAAATGGGTTATGGAACTGATGCCTATGATGCAAAGATTGAAGCATTGCAGAAGGATGTAGTGGATGGTGGGCCGGGTAGTGGTCGAAAAGGACACAAGACTTATAATCCTCCTGATCCAGCGACCCATCAAGAAAGAAGGAAAGAAAGAAGGAATTTAGAAATGTATATTAAAAATGCAATAAAGAGCGGAAATAGAGAAGAAGCTCAAAAATTTTCTAAGAGATTGGCTCATATAAATTCTTTACAATTAAATGACTCAGCTGATGAATCCGACATTCTCACTCAAGATCCTCTTAAAGAAGGTTCTAGCCAGGAAACAATATCTGAAAACATCGCTACTGAAATGGAAGCTGGAAAACCTCAGAAGCAAGCTGTGGCCATCGCGATGAGTGAGGCTGGGAAGACGAAAGATTCAAAATCTGAAGAAGCGTATGATGAAGGGTATGAAATGGCATTACAGGGAAAACCAATTACAGCAAACCCATATAAGGATGTTTCAAGATCTGGTTATGCAGATTTAAAAGAATCATGGGAAGATGGGTATAGAGATGGAAGGAGCGGTAAATCTTCAAAGGATTCCAAAACAAAAGATGCCACAATAGAAACTTATAGAAGAGCAAATATTAGTTATGAAGGAGATGATATTGTTGCTAAAACATTTAAAGGAGAATTAATATCAAGAAAGAAACAATCTGATGATGATAAGAAAGACATAGAATTTTTAAAAAGAAAAATAGATAATTATTTTTCTACTAATAAGGACTCCAAAACAAAAGACCAGATATATAGAAGGGGTCAAAGAGTTGTTCAAGAAGTAAATGGAAAAGATTATATAGGAACTATTACTGAAATTTTAGAAGGATTCACTAAAAATTCTTCTGGAAGGTATCGCATTAAATTTGACAACGGAAAAGAAAAAGACTTGGAGCATAATCAATTTATGTATTATCTTCCAGCATATCATGGGACAACAATTAAAAATGGAGTTGTGACTAAAGACTCCGACATCATCATCAATGTAGTAGAAAATCCAAATGAAGAAGTAGAATCAGAGGAAGAAGCATTTGACCTGATTCATTACAACGGATACAATATTAAGCTTGTAAAGGAAACTGGTGAGTATGATATTTATGATGTTGGTGGAGCGATGATTGGTCATACAGCAACATTGGAATTGGCAAAGCTGTTTGTTGATAACAAAGGGAACGCGATTATAGGGTAAAGTGATGTCAGACTTAGTATTAC